AACGTTAACCGCAGAGTACAATTTGGTGGGTCGAATGTCCGGAATGGCTGGCCAGAGGGTCATCTTCCAGTAGTAGCGGATCGTGGTATTGTAGGAAAGAAAGTGAACTGGGGCGCACCAGGCGACACTAAAAATCCAATGTTCCTGGACCCGGGTGCTGGTTCTGGCAATGGTCTTTTTTGGAGGTTTTCAGAATATGATGCATTCGGTGATGCAGCCAAGGGTACCGTCAACAGCACTAGATATGGCACAGGCAAGCCATTAATGGCCCAATACCGCTGGGAACAGTGGTTTGAAAACCCGGTTTATGGTGGGTTACGAGACACTTTCATTGGCGGGGGAACCGGCGGCCGATGGCAAGGGTTTCCGCTGCCATTCCAAGCCGGAACAGATCATACTGGAGGAACCGGCACCGGCCTGACCGCGGGTAGTGGTGTCAGCCCCCAATTCACTCCCATGGCGTTGAGATGGAATACAGCTGGCGCAAACGTGGGACTCTCGCCATACAGCGGTTCCCATGCCGGTGGCAAGTTAAATTATATGCAGATCGACTGGCGCTATCAATGTGGTACCCACTATAATTCTGGTGTTGATCTTGCTCCAATCCACACCTCTCCAGGAAAGAGATTCCGAAACCGTGAACTTGTAGACGGGGTAGCCGCTAGAGCGCTTTATCCTTATGGTCAACATACCGATGGCGTACAACTCATTGGAGGTGGTAGCGTAACAGGTTCTGATTATATAGGATCTATGATCTCATCCGCCTCTCAACCATGGCATGGTACAGCTATTACGAGATCTGGCTTTAGCGTTATTACATCTCCAACAACTATTGTCCCTTCCGGCTCACATTCAGACTATCTCAGCCTTGGCTCATTCAGAACAATTGGTAGAAATAAATATCAAGGTGGCGTCTCCGCCGGGACGAATATTGGCAATCCAGCGCATATAGTCCCTGCAAAATACGCATCAGCTAGCTTTGTAACTAGAACGCCCACTTGGTTAGACGCTGGTTTATCAAGAGATCTAGACGTAGAGGTTAAATTTGGCTTTACTCATACAAATCTAGAAAACAACAACGGCATAGCTGGTTTTACAATTTTAACAGCAAGTACTGTCTCCCCACCCGGGGATTTTGCTGGACGATTTAACGGCGATCATAAGTTGCGAGCTACGTTTAAAGAAAAAAGATTACTCAATGCTGGTAAGTTCAGAATAGTGTCAGATATAAAAACTCAACCAGCTTCACAATGCAGTTCTTCTGATTTATTTTGTCATATAGCTCCTGCAAAAAGGCAGTATCTTGTAGGAACGGGTGCGATTGCAAATGCAACTCATTACGCTGCGCCATGGCAACGAAACGCAGAATTTGGAGAGAATTCAAGATTTTCAAATGATAGAATTTGGTGGCGCGCATACGCTGTAGAAGGTCAATTTATAGGTCATACCACAGCGCTAAACTGGCAAACCAACGTTGGCATGCCTCCATCTCTTACTTCTGGACGTAGATTTACCGCCGCGATAGGTGGTAATCAACCCCGCGTTTCAAGAGAAATAATGGAGAAGTATACGTCTGGATCTGCATTACAACTGGTACAGGTACAGGTACCACAGCTTGCACCAGGTCCTGGATTATTTAGAGCCGGTTTCGGACCTAATCAAAATTTTGGTTCATCGTATGCAAATATCACTCCAGACGGCGCCTTCGCCGGTCGGCAAGACCTGGCAGGGGCAAACAACAACGACTTCTCCGCGATCTCGACAGATATTGGCTCATCGCCGATGGTGTGGAGTAACATGTACGTTCCTTATGCTTCATCATCAATCGCAGCAGATAAACCGAAGACCAGTCTATATCTTCTAATGCCCGGTGACGAAATCATATTAGGATTCCAGCCTTCCTTACACGGATCGAATAGAGGAATTAACACAATACCCACAAACGTCAATGTTAATCCGTATGGACCATGGCGGGATGGGATTGTTGACAGACAAGGAATTCCAACAGGGTCAGCATACAGTCCTGAATGGAACTATGCAACCCATGAACAGCGTCCTGAACTAGTCGATTCGCGTGGTCAGGGCGGGTGGCATTTACGTAGAGGCCCTAACACTGTTCTTACCGAAGATGGCGTCGAAAAGGCCATCAACAATGCAAATATGGAGAGCTTGTACGAGCCACGGAGCTCATTTACGCTTAAGGCAAATCGTCATGCCAAGCTTGTTCTTTATGGTACAAGACTTAGAAATGATAAGCATACAGAGCCACCCACAACCCAAGAAATTAGATCGAATGCTGTACATGAAGCAATCATAGGTGCCCCAGTAGTCGATCAATACCAAATTGAGCCTACTCATGCGTATACTGGAAGCTATATAGCTCATCATATTACTGGTTCGATATTAAACCATCAAAAGAATAGGTTTGCATTAGGGCTTCCCGGTCCTGATAAGGGCTTGAATCCTGTTACAGCATGGGCCGCGGGTAGCCGATTGTTAATACCATACGTTGGATCTATCTATGATCCTAGTTCTCCTAGTTTTTACCCGCTTGGTGGGCCATATTCTATAAAGGGTGAGTACATAAGAAGAGTCTTAAGACCTAATGCTCGCGAAACCTCTGCTTGGCAAGGATTGCAGACCGCCTTTGCACAGCCGCAATACTGGCCAAAGGCACCATCAACTTCATTTAGCATGGGAATTTCCGGATCGATTCAACGATTCGTTCGGCTTGCAGATGATAGTGAATTTTATTATGATTCATTTGTACCCAATGCTGCTGCAATGTTTGATATAGATTTGCTTGCATCAGGCGGAGTTGGGATACAGATCGGAGCTCCAGAGTCGACGAGTGGAGGAGGCCCGTTCATCGACACCACTGGCTTTTGGGGTGATCGCCGCGTTGTGTTTAATTTGGGAACCACATCGTGGATTGATAATTGGTCAACACCCTGGTTGGCTCCGTCCTCGCGAGGACTTAAGGAGAGACCATTTTGGCCTAATCCTTATGCTATCCCGTCATTTCCTTTTGAAGAAAGATATAGCACGCTTAAAAGACAAATAGCCATCACCCCCGACCTTGGCACAACAGGTTCACAAGGGAGGATTTTTGTACCAAACGTGTACGGTAATCAATACCCAAGACAAGTGACTGGCCTCGTGTCGAATGGTACAGCTGCTGACGGTACATTCCCCACTGGATCTATGGCTGTTGTAACATCTATCCGCGTCGCTTCTCCAGTTGATGATAGACAGTTTGAAGTCCAAAGCCTTTCAAAGCCCTACAGCGCTGCCAATGCCGGCAGAGAGATTGCAAACGCACCACCAGTCGCTTCGGTGAATATGGTAAATGTGGCCTGTTTTGGATGGTGGAAAACAGAACATGGTGATAGACCCCTTCCCACACTGGGAGTAGGTTTTCCAAACAACGCAGGTGCTGTCGCCATCCCCCAGCCGTATGGCAAAAAAGTCCGCGCCCAAATCGATCATCCATCAGGATGGAAGTACGGTCTTTACAACTTTAGAAAGCAAGCTTCTTCTGCAGTGTTTAGACATGACAGATATGGACAGTTTCGGGACATGCTGGAGCAAAGACAGTACACTAAATTTTATGACGTTGGAGATGAGTGGAATCCTGCAGGTGTACAAGAGTCAGCTGTTTCATGTATATTTGTGGATGGCTCCGGTATGCCCACGAGCGACCCACTACAGACTTCATGTCTAAATGTTAGCCAGCAAATGACATCTTCGGTCCCTTATAAGGAGGGTGAAACTACTCGAACGTTCCTATTTAGTAGACAGTTAGTAACTATTAGTCCTCTTGTACAATCATTTACGGCTTCGCCGTTTCTCAGCTTATTAAGTTGATACAAGAGGGTGGCGAGAGATGAATGGCAGACAAGAACAGAACAGACATAAGAAAAACTGATTTTCTTGTAATACGCTCACAGCAAAATGACGATATTGTTAAGATTGTCACGCCCCAGTATTTTCAGGTTGGTTTACCTGGCGAGACCTCAGCTGACACTGACTTTGATAAGTCACTTATCATTTATGGAAATGTTAACGCTTCTTCATTCATAGCTAGTAATACGTATGTTACAGCAAGCCAAGCCCTTGGCGCGCCTTTAGTAAATACGCAGCTTGTGAAGTCGATTGCGTTAACCGGTTCTTTAACGAAGCTCTCCGATGGTTCATCGTACTTAAAAGAGGGATCGAATATTACAATCGCCACAGGTTCAGACGGTCAAATTACCATCGGAGCTTCAGGATTTTCAAACAATCCATTGACTATCGGCGATGGCTTAGCATTAAGCCAAGGTACAACATACGACGGGTCTGCTGCAAAAACTATATCTTCACTAGCATATACTAATTACGGATTATCAGTCACTGCACCGTCCATAGCTGCTGGCGGCGGTGGTATAAGAATTGATTTTGGTAACTTGACTACCGCAACCGTCGCGACATCTGACCGAATTCTGTTTGGCGATGCCAGCCTATCTGGGGCACCGTATAATTACGCACCTCGATATACTACCGTTGCCGATATTTTAGCTCTTGGAGGAGGTGGCTCACATAGCGCGCTAACGATCGGTCAGGCTTTACAGCTAGGATCTGGTCAAACCACGTGGGACGGGTCCACAACAGACACGATACTTGTTGCAACTGGTTCCGGCGGCGGCCTAGAAGTTTCAGGCGACGCGCTAAAAGTTAAATTAGACGCCGCTAGCTTGCAATTAAGTACAGCGGGAATTGCTGTTAACTTAGACGGATCGACTTTAAGCATCGGAGGCTCCGGCGTCAGCGTTGCAAAAGTTCCAAATGCGTTATCTCAAGGATCAGGAATATCATCCTTTACTTACGATGGTTCTGCAACAGCAATAATTTCTATAGACACCCTGACGGTCCCGCGACTGGCTTCCAATAATGCGTTTTCAGGACAAAATACTTTCTCTGCTGTCAATACTTTCTCTGCTGCAAACTCGTTTACAAATAATAACACGTTCACAGGTACAAACACGTTTGGAACAATTTTAGCAACGCATAACGAGGTTTCCAGTGGTGTACCGTATCTTGTAGCTGGAAGTAATACCACTGTTTCTTATAACACGCCACAGACAGGACAAATTACGATTGCGGCATCTTTGGGTTCTGGAAGTCCGCTTACTCAAGGTACCGGTATCGCTACCTTTACATACACTGGAGCATCAACAGCAACAGTAGCGATGGATGCTACAAACCTATCTACTTCTGGAGGTAGAAATTCCTACGCATTTTTGTCAAACGGCGGCACAACAGTAACAAAACAGCTTGTAAGTACATTGATCGATGAAGTAGATCGTACTGCAATAATGAGTGAAGGTGCAGGAATTGATATAACCTTCAACGGTAATAGCAACCCAGCAGTAATCGCGACAAAGCTCGACGGTTCGACTATCTCTACTAACGGGTCCGGAAATATAACAGTTAATAAGGTCCCGAACGCTCTCTCACAAGGAACAGGGATTAAAACATTTTCCTTCGACGGCTCAAGCGCCAAGACTGTGGTTGTAGATAACAGCGTCGTCGCGTGCCTAACCGGTTCTCAATTCAGTGGTGATGTTGGAATAACTGGGTCTCTAGAAGTTGAAAAGAACACAATTCTTAGAGGCTTAACTCTGCTTCAAGGTAAGACTAGAGCGCTTCACTTTACTGGTTCACTACAAACGCTTCTCGATGGTACTTCATATCTTAGGGAAGGAAAGCAAATAAGCATAGTCACGCAATCTAACGGTGGCATTCTTATATCATTCGTTCCAGACCCTGGAGGCGAATCCGGCGGAGGAAATAGTGATAAACGAGCAGAATATCTTGTTCTTACGCCTACTGGGTCATTGACTTCTGAAAGAGTGATGACAACCGGTCTCGGCCTCACCTCAACAGACGGAGGCGCTGGTGGAAATTACACGCTAAAAGTGTTGGACTCGATCGTGGCAACCTTAACAGGCTCAGTTTTCAGCGGCGCAGTAACATCTCCAGCATTCACTGGATCACTCCAGATGCTCAGTGATGGTACAACAAGATATCTTATAGGTACAGGTACTATCAATATTTCAACAGCATCAAACGGTCAAGTTATCGTAAGCGGTAGTCAGGGTAAGATCTACTCTGCTGGTACAGGTCTAAAGCTAGCCAGTGATATATTTTCTATTGATAACTCTATTGTTGCAACTCTTACTGGTTCTCAATTTAGCGGAAACATAGGCATTACCGGTTCGCTTTCTGTAGAGGGTGACGCTACGTTTAAGACAGGGCTAACAGGATCCCTCCAGACACTTAGCGACGGCGCTACTCCATACATCATAGGTACTGGAAGTATTAGTGTCACCACATCGTCCTTGGGTCAACTAGTCATATCTTCTTCCAACTCTGCCGGCAGCGACGCATCTGTAAGCGTTTCACAAATAGGCGGATCAGAAATAGCATCAGTTTCTAAATTGGTTTTTAGTGCTAGTATTGTAACTGATGATGGGGGAAACCAGGTAACGATTAAGCCTGTTATTGGATCTGCTGAAGACGGAACATACACTGACGGCTTATTCACTGACCTCACATATTCAACTCCGGTAGGTACAGCTGTGGATAGATTTAACGAAGTTTTGAAAGGTCTTGCTCCTTCAGCAGCACCCTCACTTGATGATATGGATTGTGATGACTCAGGAACAAACGCAAAATTATCTTTTGGTTCTGCGCAGTCGATATCAGGTTATACAAACGCTCAACCATCCACGCTCACTCCGACAGACAATCTTTCCGACATAAATATAAATGGTGCGTACAGCTCAGCGATAGTAAGCAATGACGTAAGAGTTGCATGCTTTGCAGGGGCCACAGTTATAGACGGCACGCTAAATGAAGACATCGCTGCCGATGGTTCGAACTACGCCGCGAATTCTTTCGGGAATGCAGACCAAGGTACTTTAAAGCTGTTTGTTAATAATAACTCCACAGCAATTCATACTACAAACTTAAGCTCATTTGGATCTGGTAATTCATTAAACGGTGATAGCTCTGGGTTTAACTTAACTGTCAAAACTGCGGGCCACTTTACTGACGGCTCTAATTTCGAAACGTTTCAACACCGACAGGGTACGTATACAATAGCAGCTGCCAGTCAAAGAAGCGGGTGGAATTACGCAAGAGTTGTGCATACTATTGGCGCATCTGACACAACATGTAATTACGTAGAATGGGTGAATGATCCAGAGTCCACAGCGCTGTCATCAGATAATTCTGCGATGGACACTCTTTCCATGACTGGAACAAAGAATCTGTCTGGTGTAAAATATAACACTGCGGGATCAGCGCAGTATCGAATTCGAGTGCTAAACGCATATCGTAATGTTTATTCTACTTCAAACATTACGTTTAACGGAACTAACGCATCTGTTTCATCTCAATCATTCCCCGCAATAGATTATGGTGCCGGCGAAAATGAAGCTAAAACCCTACATATGACTGGGTCTGCTACTATTACTGCCGACCCTATATTAAATGGATCGATAACGGTCAGTATTAATGTACCCCATCCGCTTAAGACAAATCTTTCAAGTGCAGGTTCACAATCGATAAGTGGTATACTACTTTATGATTTATCTAATACCTCAACTACAACTTCTGAATCATTCAGAGCAGAGAATTATAGAATAAAGTCTGGAAGTTATGCAGTTCAAGCTAATGTAACAGCTGGTTCAAACACATGGGATTCTACAACAAGTCTTACGACAGTGGATGGTATGCTATTCTATAATAGCAGGTTATATTCTCCTAATCAAGGCGGCGCAAGCGGGGACTTTAGAAATACTTCTGATGGTGGATCGATTGCAAACGGTCCATCTAGCAATGTAAATTATTCTGCAATTAGTTCAGGACTAAGGACGTTTTACAGATATTTTCAAAACACCTCTGGAGGTTCAAAGTCCAATTGGTCTTTAACAATCGCGGGCTCTGGGACGATTGTATCACAAGGAACAGCGCTAAACAGCTCTCGTATTCATGTTTTAGCCAAACTACCTACAACCCCATCTACCTTTGCAACAGGCTGGATGGATCTAGCAGTTGCCTTTGCAACAGGTCAAGTTGGTGACGCAGCGGGTTGTCTTGACGGTTCACTTGACTCATCTCTTAGCGCCACAAATTCAGGCACTTTTGGTACTCAGTCTGTAGGAGCCAACGAATACGTAGTAATTAAGATAGAGGCAGATGCTGCATGGACAGGATATATTTCTTCAATGAGCATTTCGTGGAGTTAATCAATGGCATATGATGCAAAAACTGAAAGATTAATTGCATTAAAAAAGCTTGCTGGAAAAGCGCAAACTTCTAATGATAAAGGTCTTGCAAACGAAGGACTACCATCAGGGATAACTTCTACTTCTGAAACCATCTTTGGTGAAACAATCACAACAGCACCTTCTTCTACTTCGTTGTATACAATAACTGGAAAAGTAGAATATGTAAGATTTTCGTCTACATTCATTGCTGGTACTGACACTACAGATGGTCGCCATGGGTTTGAGTTAAAGCTACCCGCTGATTATGAAACGAATTCATCTAATTCAAAAAAGGGTACTTATCCTTTTATCAATAGCCAAACGATTAATATCACGTCTGGCGCTCTCCAGCTAATACCCCCATCTTTCGCTACTGCTTATGAAGCAAAACCTTATTACGGTGGTTCCGCAACCAAGGACTCTGGTACACAAATACCTCTTCTTGATGCTAGGGATTGGTACCTAGATTATTTCAATGGAGTATTCTTTCAGCAAGACCCAACAGGTACAGGGGATCAGTCAGATAATCCTGATTATGTTGAGGGGTATCTATATATTGGAAAGATGCTTGACACAGTTGTTAGCACAGCTTCATCAGGTAACGGTGATAAGAGTCCTCAATATCTTGTGCTTGCTGCAACAGGATCGTTACCTAATGAACGTGTGTTTACAGCTGGAACAGGAATAAAATCTACTGATTCGGGCGCCGGCGCCGCCTACACAGTCGCAGTGAAAGATTCTGTTGTTGCAACTTTAACCGGCTCAATATTTTCAGGGATAGTTTCTGCTCCTGCATTGACTGGTTCATTAACGAAGTTGCAGGATGGTACTGCTTATCTAAGAGCTGGGTCAAATATAACAATCACCTCGGGTTCCGGTGGGTTTATCACTATCGCTTCCACAGGTACCCCTGGCTCTGGTGATAGTGACAAGCGCGCAGCGTATCTAGTACTCTCAGCAACCGGATCATTAGAAAATGAGCGAGTGTTTACAGAAGGTACCGGTATAAAGACAACCGACTCCGGCGCTGGTGGAGCATATACTATTACAATAAGGGATTCTATTGTTGCGACCTTGACAGGTTCTCAGTTTTCAGGGAATATTGGAGTAACAGGATCATTAGGTGTTGAGTCAGGTGCGGTTTTTCGAAGTGGTTTATCTGGTTCACTCCAATTATTATCTGATGGAACGTCATATCTCAGAGCTGGATCAAACGTTACAATCACTTCTGGCTCTGCAGGGTCTGTTACTATAGCAAGTACAGGCGGCGGCGAATCTAGATCAAAGCAAAGTTATTTTCTAAGTTCAGACTTTATTCCGGGTGCCCCTATCGCTGTTGGCTCTTCCGACTTTTCAGCAGCTTCTTATAATCCACAAAAAATCGATGTATATCTAAACGGCCAACTAGTCCACTCAGGTTCAGTATCAGAGGTAACCGCAGGTTCAAGAGACTATTACATAAGCTCCGCAACATCACTTAAATTCTCTTTTAGGGTTGTAATTCATGATGTTTTAGACGTCATTGTTTTCACCGCCAGTTAAGTTTTTTTCTGGAACGCTTGCATAGTTACATACAATCAACTTAAGCGTGGGTTTTCATGAAAGACAATCAAAATGATCTATATGAGACATCAGATCTCGGCATTGCAGCATATTTCATTGTTAAAGGCCAGCAACTAATTTCTGCAGAGAAAAGACCTGGAAGATATTCTTTTACTTTCTTAGGAAAGGATGAGTGCCAAAAATTGGCTGTAGGTTATGTTAACACTGAATTTTCTCATTTCGATGCCGCATTAAAAAATCTTAAAAGCCTGATTAAATAAGACTCTACTTCATACTTAAGTGTGTTAGTCGTTAGTTCCATTTGTTTGTTTGTTTGTTATGTTACGTTTCTTAGTTTAAACACTAATAAAACAAGGAAAATTTATTATGGGTGCTCACACACAAATTAGACTGGTACAAGTCACGGGTTCAGTTGTACAACTGAAGCCTGCTGCCATTGCAACAGGACCAGTCGTCGCCGCATTTGGCGCAAACGATCTTTCGGGATCATTACAATATTTCGCACAAGCGGTCTCTAACATTCACGGTAATGTTGAATTCGGTGCTCAGGTACCGGGTACTATCGAGTTCGCCGACGCAAATAACATTTTGCTCTCTCAGCAACTTGGTAGTGCTGCTTCCAGCATTACACTTAACACAAAAGTTGATTCTGATGTTGATGCTTTGCAACTCAAGCTTGACAACGCTTCCGGCGCTACTGTCGCTGGTGTTATTAATCTTACCAACACTGGTGGTACCGCAGCCGGTGCTATCAAAATCAACGCCACAGCCGGTGGTCTTGATCTTGATGCTGGTACAACTGTAGATATTCTTGCTGGTTCAACATTATCCGCTAAAGGAGCAACTGGTGCATCTTTAGGTGATGACACTGGTACGTTTGAGTTCGATGGTTCTGGTAACGTAACTGAAACTGGTATGGCTACATTCGTCATTACTCCTGGTGGTGTCACAACCCTCGGTGGTTCCGGACTCGTTACACTAGACTCTGTTGGTGCAGCAAATGACATCGCTATCGGTGTCGAAGGTGTTGCTAAAGATATCGTTATCGGTAATGCTGCTTCTAACCTCGTTGACATTAATGCTATTTCTGTTGATGTTGACGCCGCTGGAGCCCTTACGCTTAACGGAGCAACCGGCGCTACTTTCGGTGATGATACTGAAGCTCTTGCATTCGATGGTTCTGGTAATGTCGACTTTGATGCTGTTGCATTGGACATCGATGCTTCTGGTGGAGTGAATATCGCAGCTTCTGCAGCCGGAATTATCGTCAATGCTGCTGCTGGTGGTATGCAACTATTAGCTGTAGGTGATTCTGCTTTATTCAAAGTTACTTCTGACGCTGCTGGTGAAGATTTAGTTATTCAGCAACTTGGTGATAATGATTCAGGTGTTCTTGTCACAGCTGCTGGTACAGGTGCGGATGCTATTAAGCTCGCCGCTTCTGCTGGTGGTATTGATGTAGACGTTGCTCTCGGTTTTGACCTTGATGCTGCTGGTGATGTTTCTCTTGATTCATCTGCTGGTAATGTCGCCGCCATCGCAACTGGTGCTAACAAGAAAGTTGAGCTCAAGGCATCTAGCGCAACGAATGGTCAGGTAGTATTAATCGCTTCTGGTACAAATGCACTTGCTATTCACCTGCTAAGTGCTGGTGGTATTCAAGCCGAAGTTCCGGAAGGCAAAACAGTTTCTCTTGGTAAAGCAGGCAGCGCTGAGATTATGGTATCTCCGAGTAGCGTGGCAGCTGAAGAGAAGGTTCTAGTTGAGAACACTACTGGTGATTCTGATATTGCTATCCTTCTTAAATCATTAAGCGGTGGTACTACAATTCAGGCTAGCGAGATTATTCTTTCTGGTTCTTCTGCCAATGCTGTTTCCATTGCAGCTCCTGGAATGTCTTCAGGTCACGCAGCAAACCAAATGGGTTTTGCTGATTATGCTGAGTATGCTACACTTCGTTCCAAGACTGGAATGTCTGCAGCTACAACTGTTATTGGTGCTATTAACGTTCTTGCTGGTCAAGTATCAGGCGCAACCGCTACAGTCTTTACAGGCTCTATCGCTGCGACCATCGCTGCTGGTGCAAATGTTACTGTGAAGAAGCAGGCTGGTGATAACGCAACGTTGGCAACAACCTGTGGGATCGAGAAAGCGCAAGTATATGTAAATGGTCAGTTGCTTGTTTCATCTTCTATCGGAAAAATAAACGATTATAAGATCTCGGCTGCTGACACATTGCAGTTCCAATTTCCGCTCGCTTCTGGTGACTTGGTCATGGTTATTGACCGTTCGTAATCTTTTAGGCTACTAACCTATCCCCTGAGGGCCGTCAAATTGACGGCCCTCTTTTTTTATAAGCTGAAAAAGATTAGTATAATATTGATGTCTGAACAAGCTAAAAGGAGTGAAGTATGCAAGATGAAGAATTTAGTTCTATACTAGACGAAAAAATTGCTAATTTAATAGAAGAAAAAAAGAAGATAACCAATAATCTGCTTGATGGTAATTGGCATGCTAACGAAGCCAATAAAAGCATAATGAGAGCATTAAACACATTAGAGCAAATGTCTAAAAATGAAGAAATAGACATCGCACAAGAGCTACTTTCTCTACTAGAGCAAATTCCAACGCTGATAAAAAGCGTTTGGACGACTGCCGTATCATCGACCAAAGCTTATGATGAGGAAATCAATCGCTGGAAAGAAATGGGATCGTATTATTCTCAATTCATGGAAAATAAGAAAAAAGAAGAAGAGCTTAAGAAAAAAGAAGAAGAGCTTAAGAAAAAAGAAGAAATTAATGATCTAGAAATTCGTGATGCAATTGTGTCTGGTGACATATCAGAGCCCACAAGGATGAATGCGATAAGAAGACAACCCGGTATGAAACCTCAGATAAGTCTATCTAGATTTAGAAAATTGGCAGAACAAACCAATAATGAGGAAACAACCGACGTAGATGATTCAAGAGGGTAATACTTATACCAATGGCTGGCATATTAGATAAAAAGACACGCTTTATGGACACGTTCTTGACCTCGATGGGTCGAGAGCAGATGGCGAAAGGTGAACTTAAATTTGCATTTGCAATATTTTCTGATTACAATACATTTTACGAGTCTTCACGTGAAGACCCTAATGTCGCTGAAGACGCAATTAATAGGGTATTTTTTGAGGCTGCGAACAGACCTCAAGATTTAGTGATACCAGAGTTTGACGACGACGGCGGAATTATTTTTCCTGCTGGTGATTTTGATCTGGTAAATGGTCAACTAAAGATTGTTACCGGTTCTTCTAACGCAAGTTTAACAGGTGCTGCCCTTGTAACGTCTGCATCTGCCGCCATAAGTGACTGTATAGAATCATTCGCGGCAATGCAACCGTTAAGAAGCGAGGAAGCGCTCACAAACTCAACAGGGTTTAGATTAAGTCAGAATGTAGGTGAATTTTTAGTCACTAATGATCTACCTATTTCTCCTGGTGCCCCAAAGCAGATAAGTCTTTCTAATATTGAGAGCTTATGGCAAGATAAGCGCCTAACGCATGTCCCAAATTATCAGTTTAAGCCACCAGTTAATAAAATATCTAAAAAGCAATTAAGGACTTACCCAAAGCTCCAACAACCAACACCGATGACATTTAACGATCTTGCAAATGAGCTGGGATCTAATGACCCAAGCGGTGAAACTGGTGTCGGCCCTCCGATCAGTATAACATTCCCAGCTACTAGCAATGATAATAATCTTGTATGTCAAGTGTGGGAAGTTTGCAGTGGCAGTATAAATAAATTACGTATGATTGACTTTGGTGAATTTGAAGATGGTGATCCATACAGCCCAGGTAAGCATGTGTTCTTTGTAGGAAAGCTATTTACTGATGACGGCGACGAGTCAACTTTCTTGAATCTATTTACAGTGGTTTTTGACTAATGATCTTTAATCTTCCAACGTTAAAAGATACCATGACATTTCCGTCTTTTCCTGCGCGTCTAGTCTCAGTGACTGGTGTTAATGGTCAGCGAAGATTTTTATACGAAATAACAATGGACGTTGATATTGAAAAATGTCTTTATAACGATGGATTAACGATCGATATTGACATTTTACCTAAGAAGTCTAGTCCTATTTTAGACAGGAGGCCATCTTCAGTTGGAAGCGCTAGATCTTTTACACGTCGAACAAAGACACTGGAACGAGATCTGCGTAAAGAGAAGAATGAAAGAAGAAAACTAATAATCAAGCATTCGAAGGTTGACCTTACAAAATACATCAGCAATTCTTCTGCGAAATTAATAAGCAATAAAAAGTCACAAAGAAATCAGAGGTTAAGTGCTGGAAGAAAAGGGCAGTCTTCTTCTTCTTCCGGTGTATCATCTGGAAAAAGTAACTCAGTGGCTGCAAACCCTCTTTCCAACTCACAAATAATTCTTGGTATGTCACCACTAAATTCAAGTTTAGCATCTCAACCTGTAGCAACGTCTATATCACAAAGGTCAACAATCCCTCTTGGAAGTATGTCAAGGTCACTTCTTTCTACAAAGAGAGATCCGGGACAAATATCTAAAATACCCGTAAAAAGTTTACCTACTGCCATTGCAGAAAAAGCTCAGAGCTTTCGCTTCACGCCCACGTTAAAGAATGCACTATCACCAATGTATCGTATTTTTACAAGAAATACAACCATAAAATTTAGACTTATAATCCGTGAAGATCGACTTAAGTCTCTTACGACATATTATATACGCGCTCGTCTTAAGAATAATAAGAAAGTTAAATTAGAAGAAACAGGTACAGTAATCCAGCACTCTAAGTTGCTTAATGATTATATCACACCTCTAAAAGAACCGGTTCTTGAAGCTTCTATAATAAAGGCTGGTATAATATCAATAGGCGTTAAGCAGGTAGATGACAAGGCTAAATCAATAAGGGTTTTTCGTAGAACAGTCCCCGCTGAGGATGGAGGCTCTGATAATGGATCCCCATGGGCTGAAATTATAGAGACGCCACTTCTTTCAACAGACGATGAACTACGTTTTAAGGATAAGTTTGCTACAAGCAGAACAGTAGTTTATCGTGCTCTTGCATTAGGCGAAAATATGAGATCAGCTGAAGATTTCGCTTCTGCAATTTTACTTCCGATTAAGGAGTTAAAATTAAGTCAAACAACGGCTTTAAACGCCGTCTCCGCGGTATCCGAAAATGGTAGGGCAGTAAAAATAACGGTCTCTGATATCCCCACCGATGCAATATGTACCATGGTTAAAAGATACGATCTAACAACAACTTCGTATGCAGACTTTCAGTCTGGTAAAAATTCTGGTTTTACGTATGTTGGTTCAACACCTGAGGATGAATTACAATATGTTGCAGGTGATGCCGACGCTAGTACAAATTTCATAGATAAAACTGTGAAATTAGGCAGAGAGTATCGCTACGTTCCTGTTGCTGTAATGAAGAGAGGTAAAGAGGTTACTGGAACAGATGTCATTGTAGAAATTTCCAATTCATTAGACGATGATGAAAAGATATCTCTGGCAACTCCACAACCAGTTGTTATTGTAAAGGATCGTGTTCCTTCTGTGTCGTTTAATTTAGAGGCGAGCTTTACAGACTTTGGCTTTGATGAAGTCCGGTCTGCTCTAACTGCAGGAAGGCAGGACACCCTTTTCAATCAAGACCTTTTTAACGAGCGGAGTAATTTTTCTGAATTGATTAATTTCCTGGTAGAAAGAGAAAACTTTGTAACTGGTGAGATAGAATCATTTGGTGTAAATGATGCAGGTGGATTTGAAGATAATGGCGATACGCAGAAAGAAAACAATGTATCAAGTCTACAAACTGGTATTAGGTATGGGTATAAAATCACCGCGCTTCTAAGGTCTCCAGAATCTTTATTTCCAAAGCTTGTCTCCAAGTTACAAGACCCATCGACTCTTCTTAAATACGAAAAAGCTGTAGGGAAATTTCGTAATCCATTGACAATGCGTAAAGCAACTCTACAGTCTACAGCCAGACAATTTGATATGTCTTCACCAAGTAAAATTGAGCCAGTAGACCCATTCCTGGCTGGAAGAACCAACGTACAAAAAAGAATTGAAATTAACATTCCAGTACCAAGAAGACCCGGTTTCGCTGTTGAAAGTGAAAACAGAGGTGAAAACAGACTAATAAAATGGACATATTATGGTGAGCTAAGTAAGGTCGATCATTTCCAGATTTTTGCATGCCGCGATGGCGGAAGAAAATTATTGGGCACAGTCCATGCGGACCCCGCATCTGTGAATTTTATGTTTAGACACTTTACAGAAGGTTATTCAGTATCATACTTTTACGAAGTCCATGCAATTCAGTTGAATTATAAAATAAAAGAAAGGTACAAATCAGCTATCGTTAAACCTGCACAGTTCGATAAAAAAATAAAAAGAGGGTCTAGATCTTCTAAGAAGGTAGTGAGACTATAAGATGCCAGATTTTATCTCAGACATGAAGTTAGCTTCATTGGTTAACATAGAAAAAGAAGAAGTCATATCCCTAGTTGAATTACTTTTGGGCGAGCAAGCCGAAGTATATAACAGGGAGAAAGAACGTGCCAAGAATACGAGCACTCCTGGTGTCAAGGTTAAAAGCCGCCGTGAGCGTAGAAAATCTGGTCGCTCTGCAAAAACGAAGAACAAGCAGAAATCGAAGTCAGGTTCCTCAGTTCAAAAAATGGAGCAACTAAGGGTAGCCAAGCAACGCCAGGAAAAAAGAAAGCAGGCTTTATTAAAATACCAGACACAAGAAGGTCAAAAAAAGATTGTACCTACATCTGGTCAAGCCGGGGACTCACCTGCTTCAAAAAGAGCAGATAAGAAAAAGGCAGAACAGGCTTCTAACTCTATAGAAATCAATCCTGCATTACGACCTACTATCCTTGGCTTAATAGATTTTAAGCCAGTATTCGATTCAGAAAAAAATGTCACGTCAGCCGGAAATGCCATTAAGGCAAAAAGGGCTTCTCGAGCTTTACATGTAGAGAACCTGCTCGATATTGATACTTCTAAAGAGTTAATCGGCGAATTAGATTGGTTGAATGCGCACATATCAAACCTAACACAACAGCAAACTTTTCTAGATTCTTTATCTATTACAAATATAGAGATGTATGAAGACGCATTATCTGCGTTTGAGCTAGATCATGCATCAGTTGGCTCTGCTTCAAATACAGAAGTATTATACACACTCATACGTGACTACTGCTACTCTTTAACATCCTGTGCCCCTCGAGTTCTTGAAGAATCTACCAGGGAGTTTGAGGCTGGTGCAAAATTGGTCAAATACCCAAGCGGCCCCAATAGGGTCAGGCAGGCATTAAAGAATTCTAATACTTGTATGGGCGGTCTTTATGAGAGGTTATCAGAGGATAATGAAATATCTCTCCGTCACTTATTAGCTACAGTTTCTCGAGAGTTGTTATTATCTTATAATAAAACAAAGAATGAAATCGCGGATGGCGACAAAGATATATATCCCACCAACGTCGGTCTAGCCTCACCAGGCTACGCCTTTTGTAGTTACCTTAACGTCTACCCTGTCGCAACCTCAATGACTACAAGGAAAAGCTCTGTAACACCTGCAAATCCGTTTGGTGTCTATAATATGCATGGCCTATTATACCCTACAACAGTCGATAATCAAAAAGTAAGAGTTTTTCCTTATGAGCAATCAGAACTTGTGTCTGCCACAAATTATAAAAGCTCTGATTCAGCGCCTGACCAAATTAAGAAGTTATATTCGGGTATCAAACCGACCGCAGGTATGGGCCCTTATTCAAGCATTTCCTCTAGATGGACTGACGCAAAGGAAATCGTTGATAACTTTCTAGGGATAGACGAACTAGAATTTTCTTCTTCTCCAGGTTCTGAAGTTTTAGAACTTATTTGCAGAAATATAGTCTTAAATTGCTTGGAGCAATTACCGGAATCTTCATCATCGTCTGCTGGAAAATCTACCTCTATACAAATCGCGTGGTTATGCGCAGCAGGTAGAGATGAAGAAGCGTGGAAGTGGTTATTCTTGTACTTGGCTTTTTTACAAGACCAATTATCTGGTGTGACAATAACTGGCGAACAGTTAGATCCCGCAGCACTTTCATACGCCGTAAAACGAGATTCAACGCTTATAGGTCTTCTAGGGAAACCAAGTAGCAAATCAACGAAACTACACTTTTTTGATGTTCCTGAATCTAGAATATCCCTATCACCTCAGCCCTCTGGTGATGACTGGAGTAATCCCCAAACTATTGATGCCATGCAAGTCCAACAAGAAGTTGATGTAGCAGATGGTGAAGATGCTTCCACCGACTCATCCTTACAATCATTTTTTGGATTAAGCTGGGAAGAAGTATGTGATAAGTGTACAATGGGTATGCGTACTAAGCTTTCAACCTCAACAGAAACTGCGAACGTTGATGATGAGTCTGATCAGACATCTGTAAAGCTGGATGATATTAAAGATTCATTGATGTCTTTATCTACTTCTGGCGATTCAATCTTTAGCAGTCTGTTAACATTACTGGACGACGTTAGCTTCTTATTCTTAAATGGGTGTTTCGACACCTCAGCGCTAACAACATTCACACAAATACCAGCTAATCGCATTCATGGTGCTTTGATCCTAACAGCAGCAAAGGTTACTTCACACTACATCGATGACCTCACCCGCACAGAGGGAACTACTTCATCTGTATATGAAGCAACTGGCGGCCTAACATCACAAACTACAGCTGCGCTAGTGGGACCGTCTATGACATCTGCTGCTATAAAAGGTCCCCGAGCCTCACAGTCATGGACGTCAGCCACTACTCAAGAACCAATATCTCCCGCTGGCTTAAGCATAAAGTTTTCTTATTCTAAAGTATCAGAAAGAAAAGATGTCCTTCAAACATTTCTAAACTCTGAAGAGCAAGACTATTCTATTCTGGAAGAGGCATCCTCCGTTATATCTCGTTCATTCTCAGCGATGGATGAAGATCATGATTTTGCTTCTGGATTTATTTCTTCTCTTGATACGTACTTCGCAAATGTTAGAGACAATTACTCTGCGATAGTTGAGTCAATAACTTCTGACATTGATCTAGAGACAGACGGTATACAAACGTTAAACGAAAGAATAAAGGAAGGCTTGCCAATGTCAACTGACATGTGCAAGATGCTATTGAATTATATCAGGGTTTACGATTCTTCTGACTCGACGTATCGAGATGTACGAACAAGGGATAAAGCTCTTATTTGCTCTAACATGACGCTCATGTCTACGATTCTGCAAGAAGAAGATTATTGCGAGCCTGATAAGCTAAAGTATGTTGTTGTGGGTCTTCCCGCAGGCCTCCTTGATATAACGAAACAAGAGCCAGTCGACTTAGACGACGTTGATAGAGAAATTTCTAAACCATCCACTAGCGATTTTTCCATATCAATAGAGAAAGTTGATCTTACTCGCCCCGAGCTTGAATATGTCGATAAGGAATATTCATTTTCTAGAAATCTTTTCATTAATAAAGTAGATGATAGTACAGAAGGAGAACTGATAATAAGCTTTGACAGCATTAACAAAGATTTTTCTATAACCGAAGAATCCGAATCCGCGTTATCATCAGAGTCTTTTACTGACGAACAAATCAACAATCTAAAAAATGATTTTGCATTGAAGTTGTATTCAGATATTTTTCTTGATCTAGACTTTTTTCCTGATGCTTATCCAAATGGTAAAATGCAGCGTAAGAACGTCTTAACCGGCTCTATTTCGTTACCCTCTCTTGGCGATGTGAATAAAGACTCAAATGAATTTTTGTCTGGAAGTAATATAGCGTTTGATACTGATGATAGGAAGATTGAGGCATTTACATTCTATACAGAAGGTCTTGAGACTCTTAATATGAATTTATTCAAGGGTTTAGATCCAGTGGCACACTCTGTATATTCTTACTTAAACTCTTATGGTACTGTTGCTGCTGCAGCTGCGAAAAAGGATTCGCTAAAATATGGTACAATATTTGAACGCGTCCTTGCGATCCCATTTGACCCTTCATCATTTGAAGTAGAAACGCAATCTGAAGAGGAGACGTCTGGTGAGACAAATGCAAAGAATGAAAAGCTCACAGAGGCACAAAATGAAGTTGGGATTGGTCTCGAAACATCTCAAGGTGTAGAGTTAGCAAATTATAGGGTATATGTAACCATACCAGACACCGGTAATGAGGAGAGCGAATAGCTATGAGCGTAGAATCCATACCATCTCAACCCCTTCCTATTTTTGATGTTCCAGAAATGCAAGATGTGGAAGCAAAGTTTACGTATAACTTTTTTGTTGCTGATGAAACTATTAATGAAACCGGTAATGATGCTATAAATGGTAATCTATCTTCTAGATTTTTGCGGAAGGGTACTGTAGATACAACTAACCTAAACGCTAGACAGCCTCGTTATGCGATGTTGACATTTGGGCTTAAAGATACTAAGAAGAGTATGTTGGCTACAAAGAATTCATCTATAAAATCAAGCATCGATGAAATCAAATATGCGTTAAGCGCCGGTAAAATATTTACCGAAGATGACGCTGCAGGACTAAACTTTTCTGCCTTGTGCGCTGGTAACCAACAGCTTCCAAGCAACATAGAAAATATGATAAGGATGCGACTTAACTCGATCGGCACAGACGAAGCCACACCGCTAGAGCTCCTCACAACAGTCGCAGAAACAAGCGATGTTGATTCTAATTTATTAGAAAGTCTACTTCCACCGTCTCTAAATGAAGATAGCGAATCTTCTTCTTCATACTCTAATTTCTTTAATCAGGAATCTAAGACATCAACTTTGATGCAATTAAACACAGCATACGCCCCATTCATGAGGCGAACGTCTGCACAAAGAGGTACATCTTTAGGAATGTCTCAGATAGTAGAAGACTATCTTTCATCGCTAAAAAAGTCAAAAGCTGTTTCTGACAACGCGGCGCTGCTTAGCAACGATGAATATCTTTTTGATATTCCCTACGTTGATCTAGAGCAAGTTGAGACCGAAGACTTTATTGCAGAGGCAGATGTAGTGGGATTTGTAATACAAAAGAAAAGAGTCTATAAAGGTGTTCGCTATCCAATGCCTCCTATTATAGCTATGGGTCAAAAAATCAGGACTGTATACGATTCACAAATAGCCTATGGTCAATCCTACGAATACACTGGGCATACTATAGCCAAGTTTAGGGTACCGGCAACGAATACTGAGGGTGACACATTCATCAAAACATTTTTGGTGTCCTCTAAACCTGCTCCCTTAGTCTCTATAACAGTTAAAGAGACCAGACGACCAGATCCCCCTTCTGATGTTAATTTTCATTTTGAATATGATAAAGAGAACCTTATCATTACATGGGCTCCACCAGTGAATCCCCAAAGGGATGTAAAATATATTCAGGTTTTCCGTAGAAAGTCGATCCATGACGCGTTTACATTGATTAAACATTTTGATTTTGATGACTCTGTTGTAAGGTCAAATCCAAAAGAGCATGTCGACCCAGGTTTAGATAAGTCTATAATTACTATGCCGACCTATTATATAGACAGTGAGTTTGACAAGACACAAACGTATATCTACGCATTAGTTGCTATAGACGCTCGTCAAATTAGCTCCAATTATTCTACCCAAATAAAGATTAGTTTTGATAAATCGAAGAATAAGATAAAAAAGGAATTTGTTTCGTACCTCGGCGCGCCGAAGCAGTACCCAAATTGGTTTCTAAAACAGAGCTTCTTTGTTGACACTATGAAAGATAGTTCACATCGTGCCGTTCAGATTTACTTTAATCCAGAAGCTTATACACTTCTTAAGAATGGAAGGGAAGTAATTCCAGCTTTTTGTACAACATCATTGGACCCATTGTCAAAATACGTATTTCAGTTTATAAATACTGACAGATTGTTGGACCAAAAGTTAGAAGTTACTATTGACGATTCTATTAGAGTAGATACACCAACTAAGCAAAAAACCACATTAGAGCAAGATATAAGTGAGTGAATGTTTACTACGTTTTTAGAGATGTATAATTAAACCCTGAAGGGTGGAGGAAGCACATGGGCTTTTTAGATAACAGTACAAATAATATTATAGTCGATGCCGTTCTTACCGACTATGGTAGGGAATTACTGGCAAGAAATGATGGCAGCTTTTCAATTGTGAAGTTCGCTTTTGGAGATGATGAGGTGGATTATTCCACAGTACAAAAGTTCGGAAGGACTGTTGGTAAGGAAAAAATAGAAAAAAATACTCCTGTTTTTGAAGCTCAGACAAATCAAAATTACGCTTTAAAGAATAAGTTGATAAGTCTTTCTAATCCAACCCTCGTTAAGCTTCCAAGCGTATCATTATCTGGTGACGGAGTAAGCGGCGGAGCAATTTCTTTTAAGAGAACCGGCTCGACTTCTCAACGCGCTATTACATTTACCCAAACAGTTACAGACGAAAATACGTTAGATCCTGAATTAAGGGACCAAACTTTCTTGGTAAAACTTCCTTATCGTTTCTTGGAACTGGTGGGTACAGATAACACTCCAGATTCTATTGACTCTAATGATATCGCGACGTATATCGTAACCAGGGATAGCTCAACTACTGCAATAGGCGGTTCTAAGCTGACTCTTAACATTAAAACAAGGTCTATCTCTGATAGCGTATTCACCTATTACGGTGATGCAGATAATAAGTCCCAGATTTCCAGCACACTTCGAGTTGTTGGTGTTCAATCGGGTGTAGTTTCAGAAATGACTGTTTCGGTACAGAAGTGAGGAAAGATTAGTGGCTACCTTTAAAGAAATTTCAGCAGCAGACGTTAAGACATCGCGTTCTGTGTTAAATCAGCTGGTTGATGTAATCCAAGAAGATATATCTGGCTCAGCGACAAGAAGAACATATCAAATGTGGGTAACCGGTGGTATCGGACCCGGTGTTACTTCTTCGTTATACCAAACAGTGTATGACCAAGACTTCTCTTTACAAACCGCAAACCCGATTTTAGACATGACATGTGGAATGTGGGTTTCAGGCTCAACAGTCCTTAGTTGTTCATCTGGTTTAGATGCTAATGGAAAGATGTTATTTCCTTCTAGTTCTCTAATGATGCGCGAAAAGATAGATGTCTATAAGCAATACGCTGCAAGCTTATTGGGGAATGCTGAGTCATCTTTTGCTACTCCTTTTGGTAGCGGAGTTGCAGCAGATCAGGTTGACGCTGCGGTCTTCCTTTCTTTTAAGAGGCTGTTTACTCGTGATAAGGTAAAAAGAGAAACATTTGCTATTAAAATGTACGCTTCCGCCTCTGAAGCACAGTTCCCATCATGCGGTCAAGGTGCCTTCTTGACCCCATCGGACGTCGGTGCAAACCCCACCGCGAAAGCAGCACATGCGATCGCAAATCCATATATGGGCAAAGCGAATATAAATAAGACTTCAACAGGTTCGGTACGTATTTATACTGACTTTGGCTCATCGCAAAATAGAAGGCGTACATTTGGTGGTGAGGTAGGAGATTTAGTAGATTCTAGCGATACAACAAAGAAGATTGGCTTAATATTCTATGATGCCGGTACGATCGTTCTAAACGTTGCAAACGCTATTAACGCTTCGCAGTATATAAGTGGTACAATCGACGGTATGACTGCAACATCACGACCTAAAAATGCCGATATCTCTCGCGGGAAGATGCTTTTAGGTCATGGTAACGGAACAATGGCTAGAAATAATGTCGCAGCCACTTCTTGTCTTGGTAGTAATGCGCAAGTTGTTCCAGACTTATTTACTTCTGGATCAATTGACGATATTGTCAAACATTTTTCAACTACAAGATTTAGCTCTGGCTCATTAACAGCGGCTACATTTCAAAATAATACGAATATTAATTCAACGTTGATATTCTGCAGAGCAACAGCTGATGAGTTTAATTATTCATCAAATCCTACATACACTGATTCGAATAACAGAATAAGAGTCATTGATGAAGGTCAAGAAGATGTACAGCGATCCTTTAGTTTTGCAACAACTGTTGGATTGTATGACGTGAATGATAACCTCTTGGCTGTTGCTAAGCTTTCAAGACCTATCGAGAAGAATGACGAAAAGGACTTGACTGTTAGGGTAAGGCTGGACTTCTAGCGGGGGTATAAATGTCCCTTTTTAGGCTTGACAAAAATTACTTTGACACTTTCAAGATTCTCACAAAACCAAAACGGAAATTTGTTTCCGGTTCGGGTGAGCTTGTTGGTGCTGTAAAAGTATTCCCATTAGCTGCTATTGGAATGAAGGAAGTCCCTAAAGAAGCGGCCCCTGACTCCCCACCATTGGGTGACAGTCTAGAAGAATATCGAATGTCTGTTTTAGCAATCACAGCTTCTGCAGATACTGCGTCTATTTCATATAACGAAATTGACCAATACATGTTGTTGGTAAATTCTGCAAGTACAACTGGAAGAAGAAACAAAGAAGTAGAAATTCTTCGCTTTGAACCATCATTTAAATTCACTAGCGATACTCTAAGAAAAAGAACGATACAAAAAGTTCTGTTCCCATTTTATAGACCGCAGTATGGTTCAACTTGTAACTGGGCTTTCACGAATTACCACACTCTTAATTTTTTCAATACTGCTGAGCGTACAGCCGGCGCGCCTGAAAACCACCCGTTAGCATCAGAGATCAATAAAATTCCTTCTAGCTCTGTAATGATATATCCCGCAATGTCATCTAGTGCAACAGGTGTTGTCCGGTCAGCCAACAGTCAGGTTAATGGATTGGCCCCATATCGTCCTACCGGGTCATTTTCTTTTGAGTTTTATATCAACCCAAGATACTCTTCTTTTGAAAGAGGAGGTGAATTTAAGGCTGGTACAATCTTTCACATGTCTAGCTCTTTTGCTTTATCATTGGTCGCAGGTGACTCAAAAGATGATAACGGCTACGTAAATGGATATAGACTGTTATTACAGCTATCTCATAGCGCAGATATTCCGCCATCTCAAATAGCAATGGATTCATTGGCAGCCCCTAGCGCTGGACATCTAGTTTATTCATCATCGAATAACTCACTAAAAAGAAATCATTGGCATTATTGCTGTGTTAGGTGGGGCCGCCATGACCAGAATTCAACTGGATCATTTTTCATTGATGGTGAAGAAAAGGGGACATTCTTGGTTAGAGATATGTTTCTCACAGCTAGTGGTTTAACTAATTCTGGCAGCTGGCTACAGGCAACCAATTTAGGACTTCCCACTTCTGCAGATACCGGTGGTAACCCAGGCCGCGCCCGTCCAGGTGGCTTAGGAATGAAGCGTGGGGCTCCAGATGCTTTATTTCTCGGTAATTATTACGAGGGACCGAATAGCGATGCACCAAGTTGGGGTGGTTCAGGTACCGACTCTTATATAGCACAGTTTTTTAATCCTCAAGCCGCGTATACTGACGGTATAAAAGACTTTTATCCTACTGTTGATAGAGAGTCTGTTGATGCACCAACAAATCCAACCACCCATTATTTCCGTCATCCGCTGCAAGCAGAGCTTCATGAGCTTAAGATCTATAGCAGATATAGAAATGACGGTGAAATACTGACTGCTAGCATCTCCGGTATCGAAAATCTCTATACTGCGTCTTTAGATGGCTTAGAATTCTACGTGCCCCCATTCTTTATGAAGGACACAAAACTTCGAGATATTTTTCAAACACCATTCCAGACAGTTCGTGGTTCTACTGACGATCCGTTCAATGTACCGCTTTCTTTTGGGGTTGGTGGTCACTATCTTAATCTAGAGAACTTTACAAAAGAGTTAGTGAAAAAAGAATGGCCACGACTATGGAATCTAACTGGAAGTACAATAGACACTTCAACAGGTTGGCAAAGTTGTAACTACTTTCTATTTACGACCGGAAGTGTAAGAAAAAGAAATCTGACGATACTCCCTAACGATAACGGTCGTTTTTCTCAAAACTTCGATCTGTTGGAACAAGCAGTTACCTCCTCTAATTCTTTGAGCTTGTTTGTAGATGATAGAGGAACAAGAAGACTCAGTCTGATTAGTTTGAATAATCTTCTCCCAACAGGATCCATTGGTGAAGGTTTACTGGGCGCAGAGAAAGCAGGTTCAATTTCTTCAGCTTTAGCGGGTCCTACTCCTGATGATCCCTCCATACCAGCTGGGTCTATATTAACGATCTATAATCGCACTCGAGATCCTTCTTCGAACGAAGTCTCCTTCTTTGATGCTAGCAATCTTTTTTACGGTAACAAAATCGATCCTGGATCTTACATCCTAAGAGATCCTGCTATAACAGGCTCAGCGGGTCGTGTTAAGATTACTGTAAAAGACAACCACCGCGGAAATCTTTACAGATGTGATACAACTGGTAGCCACGCAACGTGGTCTACTGTAGGCACCCTGATGTACGAGGAAGGCTTAGCTGTTATAAAGACACCAGTTATACCTCGCTTCGGTCGGGATCGTTTTGAGGTTAGTCTAACCGGCCAGCAAAACATTCATAATTTAAGAATGAGTGTACCGGCGGAAGAAGGAAACTTAGACCTGTCTATTAATCCAACATTCAAGAGTTTAGCGCCATCAGGTCTAACAGCTGATTCGCTCTCTAGCTTTACCTATATAACAAGCGTTAACTTTTTAGATGAGAATCTTAATGTTATACTCAAGTCAAATTTCTCTCAAGCGATTGTGAAGAGAGTTGATGACAGATTTGTTGTAAGAGTTAAACTGGATTTTTAGTGTCTTTTGTCCTCGGTCTAGATATATCAACGTCTAATGTAGGCTGGTGTATCTTAGAAGAAAATACTGGTAAGTTTTTAGATGCTGGAGCGATTGTTCTTGGCAAGATACCCTGTGTATTTCAGAAAGCAGAGCTTGTACGAGAACAATTGAAAAAGCTAAAGAAACAGTATATTATTAAACATGTAGCAATAGAAGAGAATCTTCAGGCATTTCGTCCAGGATTTTCTAGCGCTAAAACTATAGTAACTCTTGCAAGGTTTAATGGAATGGTAAGTTTAGTTTCTTACAACATTTTTGATATGTCGCCGTCTTTTATTAACGTGAACCACGCAAGAAAGACAGTCGGATTGAAGATAGACAGAAAATCTGAAGTGAGTACAAAAGATCAAGTACTCGCTTTTGCAAGAAGAAAAATAGCTAATTTTGACTGGCCCATGAGGACCATGAAGTCAGGAAAGAGAAAGGGTCTTGTACTCTTTGCCGATAGCTGTTATGATATATCAGATGCATATATTATAGCTTCTTCTTGCGTGCAAAATGAATGATGACCACTTATTAAGAAAAAGAATCAGTTTAATCCAGAGAGCGTTCGGCACCTCTATCCTCGATAGAGATGGGGTTAACGTTGCGGTAAGCTGTATAAACAGCAAATGTTCTTCTTTTGGAAGTCAAGCAAAGAAGAAGCTTACGCTTCGAGTTGATAATGAGTTTTTCCATTGCTGGGTTTGTGGCTTGCGAGGAAAAGGATTGGCTTATTTCTTTAAGAGATATAAGCCGAGTTATTATAGCACAGCTGCAAGTATCTTTGAAAAGAAAATAGTAGAAAAAAAGGAAGATGAACTTCCTCCAGTTTGCTTACCAGAGAACTTTTCGCTATTAGCTACAGTCAATTCTAACTCTGATCCAGATATAAAAGCATGTCTAAAGTATATTTTGAATCGAGGGTTTTCTAGCAGGGACCTTTGGTACTTTAGGTTAGGTGCAGTATCTTCTGGCAGGTTTCGTAGAAGGATTATAGTTCCTTCATTCGATTCTGAGGGAGAGTTAAATTACTTTACAGCCCGCGCCATCGATACCGAGGCTGGTAGAAAGTACATGAACCCCCGTGTAAAGAGAAGCGAAGTAATTTTTAATGAAATGAACATTGATTGGTCTAGCGAGATTACAATCACAGAAGGTCCATTTGATTTAATGAAAGCAAATCAAAATTGCACTTGTCTATTAGGAAGTTCTTTAACAGAAAATCACTTCTTATTTCATCGCATAGTAGCAAACAAAACTCCAGTTTTACTTTCACTGGACCCTGATGCAAAAAAGAAAGCGCAAGACATTGCAAAGCTTTTAAGCTCTTTTGATGTAGATGTAAGAGTTGCAGATGTCCACCCATTCAGCGATGTAGGCGAAATGCCAATTGGCAAATTCGAAGATTATAGAGAAATAGCAAAGCCCTGGACAGATATGGACAGGCTAAAGAACATGATCAATTCTATTAAATCAGGTTCATTAATATGAGAGGTTTGAATTTTGTCTTTTAAGTGTGCACATTTTGCAGATATACATTTTCGCGGTCTAACAAGGCATGACGAATATCGAAAAGTCTTTACACAGTCATTTAAAGAATTGCGCGTATTAAAACCCGACGTTATCTTTTTGGGCGGTGATATCGTTCATTCTAAAACGCAGGGGATTAGTCCGGAATTAATCGAGATTTTACGTTGGTGGCTAACTTCACTCGCTGAAATAGCTCCTGTTCATATCATTTTGGGAAACCATGATGGTCTAATGCTAAATGAAGATCGTCTTGATGCAATCACCCCGATTGTCAAAACGATGAACGATCCACGTATCTTGTTAATGAAAGGTACAGGAGTCTATCCTACAGGAGTCTCTGGATATAACTGGTGTACGTTCTGTTGCTTCGATGTTAAGTCTTGGCCTGATCTTACACCGCCAAAAGAAGGTGTGAATCTAGCCCTATACCACGGCCCAGTAAACGGTTCATTGACAGACCAAGATTGGGAAATAAACGGCGATAGCATTAAGATCGATTTCTTTAAAGATTACGATTTTGCTTTATTAGGAGATATTCATAAGCGTCAGTTCTTAACAGACACAATCGCTTACCCTGGGTCTACGATTCAGCAGAACTATGGGGAAGATATAGAGAAAGGATTTTTGTTCTGGGATATTAAGGATAAAGAAGATTTTACGGTAAAGTTTATCCCGCTCCATAATCCCCATGCATTCCGGACCATCCAATGGATGGGCGATGTTATTGAGACCTTAGAGCAGCTACCTGAAGAATGGTCTGGTTCTCGATTTAGGATCGCCCATAAAGGGATAAACCAATTAGACTTTAGACAACTGCAGTCAGCATTAAAAGAACGCTTTGATTCTTGTGAGATAGTATCAAAAAATGAATCATCTTCAATGATGGGTTCAGAGGTAGAAATAACAACCTCAATTGGAAAGATTAGTAGAAATGATTTAAGAAGCTTTTCACAGCAAGATAAGCTCATGACTGACTTTATATCTAAGTCAGAGATTGACGAGAATGATCGTGACCAATTGCGTAAATTACACAAAGACATTTTTAAGAGATGTGTCCAGCAAGCTACAAGCAAGTCTCACCAATGGCGTCTTAGAAAATTAACATTTGATAATACGTTTGGATACGGCGAAGGGAACATCATTGACTTCGACGCGCTAAGTGGCATCACGGGTATCTTTGGGAAGAATCGGTCCGGGAAGTCTTCTATCCCTGGTACTCTGGTATATTCACTATTTAATTCAACCGACCGCGGCATCCTTAAAAACGTTCATGTTATTAACAACAGAAAAACATTCTGTCGTGCAACAACAGACTTCTCTGTTGGTGGAGAAATGTATAGGGCCGATAGACAAACCATCAAGCGCGTTAGCAGGAGCGGTAGTGTATCAGCACCAACGAATTTAAACCTTTTTAAGATCGATAGCTCTGGTGAAGCCATAGAAGATAACACAGAAGAACAACGAAGAGAAACAGAAAAAGTTCTTAAAACTTTAGTTGGAGGTGTCGATGATTTTCTTATGACATCATTTGCTTCCCAAGGTGAAATGAATGCATTTATTAGAGAGGGCTCTACACGAAGAAAAGCTATTCTTACTAGATTCTTAGACTTGCAGATGTTTGATGACATGCTAAAGATTGCAAAGAACGAAATGTCTGAATTACGTGGCGAAATGAAGACTGCTCCTGATAAAAATTGGAGCATCTTGATTGAGGAGCAAAAAGACTTACTGTTGGCCTTTAAAGATGAAAAGCAAGAGATTGAAGACGAACTTCAGGAATTAAGAGAAAAACGAGATGATCTTAAAATAAAGCTAGCAGCCCTTCCTTCTGCTGGGAAGTATACAAAAAAGCAAATCTCAGCACAAGTAAAGAAGCTGAGCACCCTTGAAGCTCGTTCTCTTAAGCTTGAGCAAAAGATTATAAACCTATCTACTGGCCGCGATGTGGTCTCAAAGCGACTTGAGAAGATAGACATCATAAAGAATCAATTCCCTATTGATAAGATAAGAGAACAATCAACACTAAAGAATGAGTTAAAGAGCCAATGTGAACTTGTTGATGCTGGTCTTAATTTAGAAATACAGAAGTTAAATTCAAAGAAAAAGCTGGCAAAGAAACTTGATAGCGTTCCATGTGGAGATGAGTTTCCAAAGTGTCCCTATATTAAGGATGCACATAAAAGTTCACGAGAATTAGATGGACAGAAAGATATCGTTTCAAATATTAGAAAAGAGCTTCGTGCAATTAAATCAAACTTTGATGTGCTCATCGCCGCCGGTATAGATGAAAAACTAGAAAAATATGAAGAGATACTAAAGCAAGAGCAAGCATTAAAGCTTGAAAATTCTGAAATGAAACTGCAGATGAAAGAGCTTGAGTCATTGCACCAGGGTGTCGAAACGTCGCTGTCATCGGGTAAGGAGTCGCTGCGTGATATGCGATTAAGATCCGTCGATGATGAAAAAGATTCAGAAGTTGTAAAGATGCAAAATGATTTATCAGAAATTGAAAGTCGTGTATCTGAGCTAGATGGAAATCGACTTTATTTGGCAGAGCAAATAAGCGTAACAAGACAAAGCTGTAAAAACTTTGATGAGGAAAGAGAGCGCTTTGGTGCAATTAAATCGAGATGGGAAATGTATAGCACATTTACACAGGCCGTAGACAAAAAGGGGATCCCATTAACAATTCTATCCCTGCAGCTACCTCAGATAAATTCTGAATTAACAAAAATACTCCAGGGTGTTGTTAATTTTGATCTTTCTTTAGAGGCGGATGCTGATTCTAACAATATGGACATCTTCATAGACTATGGCGATTCAAAAAGAATCATTGAGTGTGGCTCTGGAATGGAAAAAATGATAGCGTCCTTGGCTCTTCGTGTGGCGTTGATAAACATTTGTAACGCACCTCGAAGTGATGTGCTTATAATCGATGAGGGCTTCGGTGCTTTGGATGATAAGAATATTGAGGCATGTTCTCGTTTATTAATATCCCTTAAGAAGTATTTTACTAATATATTGATTATCTCTCATGTTGATGCTGTAAAAGATATTGTTGATAATGTTTTAGACATTCAGAAAGTAGGGAAAGATGCAAAAGTCACATATTCAGAAGCATGATTTCTTTGTTCCGCTTGATTGTCCAATATGTGATTTAATGATGAGGGACATGAAGGACTCTGTGCAATACTTAGAAGCTAAGTGCTGCATTCAGTGCTGGATATCATTCACAGAACCTTTGAAAAAGCTCAAAGGAGATGATGGTTATTTGCCAACAGAACAAGATATTTCGAGTTATAAAGAAAAGTTAGCTCAAATTGAAATAATTAAAGATTAGGAGTTTTAAGAACATGTTAACATTAGAAGAAGTCAGAGCGCTCGGAGAATGCTTAAACGCGACATGGGGTAGGTCAAGTAGCAACATGAAGGTGACACATCATCTGGAGGGTGACCGTCTAGATTTACAAATGCAGTCTATCGTTCACTTTGATGGCTCGCGTTCATTAAACCCACAAGTTGCTAGAGAGCGAGAAATTGCAAATTCAATTTTTACTGATGCTCTAAAGAAAGTGAAAGCTAACTTTAAAGAAACAGTAGGCAGAGCGCTAACTGCTAAAGAGATATCTCGTGATGATGATGTCGAATTGATTCAGGCAACGTCGAATAGCCCAAGAAAGATTGCTTATTATCGATGTATGCTAAGATTACAAGTTAGCTGAGAGGTTTTATGCCCCCTCTGAATAAGCAAAAACAGGTTGCAGAAATTGTTAAGTGTGGAAAAGATCCCACTTATTTTATCAACCGGTATGTTCAAATTCAGCATCCGATACGTGGCCGGATTCCATTTCATACTTTTCCATTTCAAGATGATTGTCTCCAGCACTTTAACGACCATCGTTATAATGTAGTCGTAAAGTCTAGACAGCTTGGTCTTTCAACGCTATCTGCAGCATATGCAGTGTGGATGGCTCTTTTTCGAAAAGATAAGACGATCCTTGTTATTGCAACAAAGCTTGCTGTTGCTCAGAACTTTATTAAGAAAGTAAAGATTGCACTTTCTGGTATTCCAAAGTGGATGTGGATTACTGAGATCACTGCAAAAAATACTCAAGCTATAGAATTCTCAAACGGCTCAGCGATCAAGGCAGTCCCAACATCAGATGATGCAGGTCGTTCAGAGGCGCTAAGTTTGTTGATCGTTGATGAAGCTGCCTTTATTAGGAACTTTGATGAGCTCTGGAAAGGGCTCTATCCTACCTTGTCGACTGGTGGCCGAGCTATAATCGTTAGCACGCCGAATGGCACGGGTGGGCAGTACTATGACATCTATCACAACGCTGTAAGCGGTGAAAATGAATTTAATCCAATAAAGCTCCCATGGGATGTTCATCCAGAAAGAGGGGAAGAATGGTTCGCGAATGAGGCTAAGAATCTAAATAAGCAACAAATTGCTCAAGAGCTTTTATGTGATTTCCAGGCATCTGGAGAAACGTTTCTTGCGACAGATGATATAGCAAAACTGCGTATGCAAGTAAAGCAACCTCTGGAGAAGTGGGGTCCTTCAAACGCTGTGTGGGTCTGGAAATATGTTGTGAATGATCATGAATATGTTATCTCCGCCGATGTGGCCCGCGGTGATGGAGCTGATTATTCTACATTTCATGTTATAGACACAACAGACTCAGAGGTAGTTGCAGAGTTTAAGGGAAAGGTTCCCCCTGACCAGTTAGCCTTTTTGTTGGTAGAGGCCTCAAGAAGATATTCTGAGGCAATAATATGCCCAGAAAATAACACATACGGTTACGCTGTCTTAATGAAGCTAAAAGAGCTCGGCTGCCGGCACATCTACTTTAAGAAAGAAAAAGATAAGTTTAACGCTCTCTATGGTGACGGATCCATCGGTAAGGCTGGCTTTGCCACGCAAGGGAACAGTCGACCCCAGATCTTAACAAAGCTAGAGGAAGTTATAAGAAATAATAAGATCTCTATATACTCTTCTAGACTAGTCGATGAGCTTAAAACATTCGTTTGGACCAATAATAAAGCCCAAGCGCAACGTGGTAAAAATGATGACCTCGTAATATCTCTTGCTATTGGCGTCTGGCTTTATGATGCAAAAGAAAAAAAGCAGGTAAAGGGATTAGATATGAATTCCGCTATGCTAGCCGGGTTTGCAATAAATAATACAAAAAAGGCTATCCATAAGGACATGTCCCCCTTTAATCAGCAGGTAGGTATACTTACAGCAAGAGGGATGCCTGTCTCTATGGACGAAGGCCACCCGGCGTTGTCCGGGTCAGCAGATTTTAAGTGGCTTCTGTAACCTTTATAATGGTTGGTGAGGGATTAAATGGCAGGTAAAGGAAATATATTTCAAAGATTGACGCAACTTTTTCGTTCTGGACCAGTCGTAAAAAGAAGAGTCCGACAAAACGTTCCAGGTCTTTCGTCATCAGCGGCAGAAGTTTTTAAGCGATCGCATAATGACGTTTATAATAACACGCTAAGCGCTTATGGCTCATTTGACAGAATGTCTCGATACTCTGATTTTGCAGAGATGGAGTCTACTCCAGAAATTGCGTCTGCTCTTGATATCTACGCTGAAGAAACTGTGAGTCCGGATGAGCATGGTAAGGTCCTGCATATCTTTTGTGAAGATGAGCTTAAGAAAGACCTATTAGAGACGTTGTTTTACGATACGTTGAACGTTGAGTTTAATCTTGTGATGTGGGTTAGAAACCTCTGTAAATACGGAGACTTTTTCCTTTTCAACGACGTTGATCCTAAGTACGGAATTACAAATGCATATCCTATTCCCATTTCCGAAATGGAAAGAGAAGAAGGGTTTG